CTCATTCCTCCTCCATTACCCCCGTTGGATCCACCATTGCCACCGCCATTCCCGCCAGAACCATTACCATTACCATTACCACCATTGCTACCATTTCCATTTCCTCCGTTACCATTTTTCTTGTTACCATTTTTACTGTCATCATCTTTTTCATGACGCAGATAACCACCGTAACCTATTCGATAACCCTTTGGAATAGGCTTACATTTTTTTTCGTCGTAACAATAATAGTATCCAGATTTACACTGTTTCATTCTTAGGATTCGGTGCCTCTTTATTATTTAGAAAACCTTTCTTCAGCATTTTTGATAATTCTGAAGTAGATCCAACAAATAATGCATTATTTGTGACATTGTTTGTTGTTTTATTTGTATCTTCTTCAACCTCCTTAACCTTTTTTTGCAAATCCATAAGTTTATCAGTTGTGTCTGCAACTGACTTAATCAACTGTCCAGCAACTTCATATGCTCTTGGACTAGCACTCTCACCTGCCACTTCCATGATACCATTAATTGCTTCCTGTCCTTTCTCAATTAATGAGTAAAGATTACCTCTCGTATATTCATAATCTTTACCAATATCATTCTCATCAACTTTTTTAAGTTGATTTTTTTTCTTAGATACAACATCCTCTGGTGTTGGAATTATTTCGGACTTGATATTTAAAGCCTCGTCAATCGGATCATAGTTAGTCATTAGATATCAGTTTGTCTTGTAGGACTATAAGATTTAGAATCAGAGAAGAATGATGTAGTTTCACTAAATCCAAAATCATCATCAGGACCAGCACTTACAGGATCAGGTGTAACAGTGTAACGAACTTCACGTTTAGAATTTTTAATATCAGTATTTGTACTGTAATCAACTTGAACTTTTTTGATAAGTCCAGAGGAGGATTCTGCTACAGGTCCGAATAAGTATGTTTTTGCCGTAAATCCTAACGTATATATCAATGCTCTTCTTGTTGAGAAATCACCCTCATAATCATCTTGAAAATTAATACTATCTAATACTATTGGTATATCTCTCTTTTCTCCTATTGATGCAACTAAATCAACTGTAAGATTGAATGAAGGTTGAAAATATGGTAAAATTTGTTCGATAATTTGTAGAGCATCATCGTTCAATTTAGCTAAAATATTCAGTTCAAATCCAATGTTGTATGGAACAGGCATAAAAACCTTTTTTACATTATTACCATCAGATGCTTTGAATGTTTGTGTAACTCCAGTTTTTCTTGATGAATCATATGAAACATTATTCATTTCAAATGACATTCGAGGAAGAGTAATAGCAACAGGTTTATTTAAATCTGCCTGTTGTTCTAATCTTGCAAGAAATTTTTGTGAAGGACCATATGCTAAAGGAACTTTTAATTCACTATAAGTATTTCCTGATTTATCATCATGTCGAATACTGATGGCATTAAACAATGTTCCAAAAGAAACGATTGTCTTTCGAATTATTTCATGATAGTAGTAAGTTCCTAACATTAGAATGTACCAAATGGATTATTTTCTGAGAAATCAATAATAGCATCAGCTTCTGTCTCAATTTCATCACTTTTATCATATTTATCAGAAAATTCTGCAGATTCAATGAAATCAACAGTATAATTAGCAGAAGAAGCTGCTCCTACAATTACATCACCTGCTACAAAAGTTCCGTCAGTGGTTCCTAATTTGAGTGTATTAGTTGTTACATTCCAACTCTTAACTCTTCCTTTTGCTCCAGATATTGAACCTGTAACCAATTCATTAAATTGATATGTTCCGATGCCTGTTATAACTGGTGGTGGAGATACTGTAGCAATTCCTGTTCCAGAAGTGTATCCTATACCTGCATTAGATATGAGAACTTGTGAAACAGTATTATTTGTATCATTAATTAAAACTCTACCTGTTGCAGTGTTTATGCCAGAAGATGGTGTATTAAAGAATAAGGTAGGTGCAGTAGGATATCCACTACCACTTGATATAATAGAAATAGATTTAATACCAACACTATCTGTAACTAGTGATGCTGTCGCAGCAGCTCCTACACCAAATGTAGTTGAACCTATACCGAGTATTGTTGACGCAGCACTTACAATTGTGACAGTGGGAGTGACTGTATATCCTGCTCCCGTGTTTGTTAGTAAAATTTCTTTGACTGAATTTACACCATTGATTGATGTTGTGATTGCCACCGCAGTAGCATTTGTTCCTCCAGCAGGGGCAGCACTAATTGATACAGTTGGTGTTTTTGTGTAATCAAATCCATCATCATTAAGGATTATTTTACGAACATAACCAGATGTAGTGGTTACTCCTAAAGTTGCAGTAGAACCGATTGATATCAGTTTAAGTGAAGTGATATATCCCTGATCCACAAGAACATCATCAATTTCTTCTGTCGTGGTGCTAAGTTGATCCCAACCTCCCATTTCATCTTCAAGTTCAAAGAGTTCGCAACGAAGTTCATAGACATAATTTTTACCTAACTGATAAAAAGGTTTTTCGTGTTCTACAAACTTTATTTCAAATATTCTTTGTCCTAGTGGGAAAAATATTAAATCCCCCTCACTAGGTCTTGTGGCAACTTCTATCTCTCCCTCTGGTAAAGTTTGCAAGAATGGTGCTATAAAATCTTCAAATCTTTCTTTTGATATTGTAACTATTAATTCATCTTTTAAACTCATGCCAAATTTGGTCATGATATCACCAGCACCACCATACCCTTCATATGTGTTTACATATGCCTCTATTGAAAAATTATCACTAAATCTAGATGATTGTATTTCTGTAAAAATATTATCTTTGTTTACAATTCTTCTTGGTAAATATTTTACCTCAACACCATAAATTTTTAACTGTTCATTAACCAAATCCTGAACAAGTCTCTGCTCACTTTGTGATCCTTGTAGAAAAAAGGGATTTAATGCCATATTATTATCCTATAAAATCAAGAGGAGGTAATTCATATTCGGATATAAGTCTTGATCTAATGCTTTCCAACTCTCTTTCTGCATCATCGTATATTTGTCTACCATTTAATTCAAGTCCACCAGGTAATTTGACTCCCTGAAACTTAATTAAATTTTGACCCCATTGCCTTTTTATCAAGGATGTAAGATAAAGTTTCAAGAAACTATCATTATAGACACCAGTAAAGTTATCAGGATCTAAAATTCTATCACATTGAATCACTAAAAATGTTCCAACTTCCTGAGCTTTCCAATCAATATCTAAATATAATCTGTTTTGTCTTTTGTTAAATCTTATTTGTTTATCAGTGGTTAGTAAGAAATCAATATCTTCAAGATATCTCTTAGTCATAGAATATTGTAAAAGATTTACAGAGTTAAAGTAATAAAGATCATTCAAAAATAACTGATATTTAATACTAAACATTCCACCTGATATGGAACTTGTATCAAATTTAAATATTCTATCTATCCCTACAACTGCATCAGGAACTTGAATGAAGTTGGATGTTTCATAAAAGTTTGAAGTAACAGTTCCTAAACCACTTACATTTGTAGAATTTCCAGTGGTAGTAACAATCCCCACACCATCAGTATTAGCAGCTTTACCTCTATCGATATCCTCCTGTGTTAATTCATACTTAAGATACATTCTTTCAATACCATCAAAATGCCTCTCCCCAAATAATTGAAGAGCATCATCCACCAGATCATCTGCCTGATCATCATCCACATTAATTTCTAATACTGGTGCACCTAATTTACGAAAACAGTAATCAATTAATTCTTGTCTACTACTTGGTTTTGCCATCAGAACGAGCCTCCATCGATTAATCCAGCAGTTAATGTTCCAGTCACATTTAATGTACCAACAGTTCCTATACCTGTGATATTTAGATTTCTTCCAGTGACTTCATCAAAAATGATATCATCACCTACGAATAAATCACCCCCAACATATAAATCACTGGTGGTTGTTACAATACCTGTAAATGAAGAAACACCAGATACACTAAATTGATTTGTAAATAATGTTTCACCAGTAACTGATGCAATTCCAGCAAGTGTTGAGATACCAGATACATTTAATTGAGTTACTGAGGCTATACCACCAATAACATTTATTGCTGTTTCTGAAGTTCCACCACCACCAGAATTAGATGATATAACTTTTACGGCGTCTGTTTGCCCAACTCTTACTTTAAGAGGATTTTGAACAACATTGACTTTAACTGCCATTATCTAGTTACTCCTTCTCTTATTAGAACAGACCCTTCGACCACTCTGGTTATTTTTGATCCTTCAGTAATTATAATATCATAAACATATCTGCCTGGTTTAGGAACAGCAGATTGCACTGCTGTGAGTGATATGGTTAATTTTCCTTCAGTTTCACTATCCTTTGTGGTAGTAAAATCATGTTTGGTTGTACTGCCAGCATGTTTTCTAAATTGTGAAGTAACTGTAGCATTATCCAAATTTAATGGACCTGAATCATCTGATTTTGCCAAATCAAATGTTTGCTCAAAAGAAGATCCAGAGTTTATAATTAAATTTGAAACAAATACAGCGGCCATTTATTTGTAATAATATTATTCCTAACTATATTTATGACTTATTATCACCCTCTACTAAATTTTTTAATAAAGACTTTATTTCATCTAGTTCTTTTCGTAAGTCATTCATCTCTCTCTTTTGTTTTTTACGATTTTCCAAGTATTTTACATGCTGCATATATCCAACATCGTCACAATTGACAATTGCTCCTGTCCTCTCATCTCTGTATAAATTTGAATGACCTTCTACTCTTATCATTTAACTGCAATTGCTCTGAGTTCTCTGATTCTTGGTGGTTGTGCTTGGTTTGTTCCAGACATTACAATTTTGATTGTAAATCCTACGAACTCAGGTAAGTTATCAACTGTAAATTGGTAATCTTTAAATTCATTATTTTTACTTGGGGTCACCACTGTATCAGGTCTACCATCATTTTTCGACTCATCTGTCACTAAGAATCCATCACCGTCTATTTTTGTAACATTTTTGAAACCAGGAAATAGTTCAAACGCTTGACTTATTTCACTTGAATCTGCTCTTACCAAACTAAACAATACTCTGAAGTCTGATGATGAAGGTCTAAAAGCACTTAACAATACTTTAAGTGAAGTAGCAGGATTATTCAATACAACTGTATTTGATATGTATTCTGCTGAATGTGGATCATCAATGATAGAATTTACACGATTATCAATATCATAATTTTCAAGTCCGATTGGATTGTTTAATCGATGATTGATAAATTCAGTTTCAGATCCACTACTTAATTTTACAATTGGTGATATATTTTCATCATTTGAAGTGAAATTCAAGATTGTGGTAAATGATTTTTCTGATGCCAAATATTGATTTTCATTAACTTTAGAAGCAACTAATCTCACAGATTCTAATGGATTGTAAGAATTAAGTTGTACTGTTTGGAATCCTTTGTCAACAAAAGATGATTCCTGACCATCGACACTTGTTCCAGTAGTTGTTCTGATTGATGCCTCTATACCCGTTGTAGCACCATTTACTCCTGTTGGAGTTAGAACATCATATCTAGGAACTAAAGCACCATACAATATATTCTGAGATGCTTTGACGTTAGATCCACCCACAAACGATTCAGTGTTAAATGATAATTGTGGAGAAGTAGATGTATCTGTGCTTCTATCTTTTCCATTTGCTGATCTATCAAAAGTGACATGATAATGATCGAGACCTATTAAATTACTGAGAGATAGATTTGCTACCTCTAGTCTCCTTATAGAGACTCCACCTATCTCGTGTTTTTTAATAATAGAATTTACATTATGATCAATTACAATTGTACTATCAACTCCTCTCTGCTTATTGGATCCAGATCCAATATTTAATATTCCATTTCCAACTGATTGATAACCAATAATTTCAGTTCCTACCTTTACGTAACCTATGTTATCAGCACTAACTGGAAGTCCTTCAAAATTAACAAATTGACTTGTTGATGCAACACTTATGACATTTGTTTCAGTTCTTGATAATGAAGAACCCAATTTAGTCGGAGCCACATCTGATTCAATATCGGTAAGTTCAACTTTATTAGTTGAAGAGTACATTCCATGATTAAAGTGATTTACTTTAATTACATTACCATCATTTACACCACCATCAAAACTTCTGGATAATATCTCATTATCTCCTGTAATTGTTCCTGTAGGTGTTGTTGTATCTGCATCATTAAAGAATGAAATTCCAATTCCACTATTTGGATTGAATGACGATGCAGTGGCTTGTATATCAGTTAAGAATAATGTATCAACACCCTGTATGGCATCAATTGTTATTTGTCCACCTGTACCCTGATTACCAGCATCGCTTGTAACAATACCAACCACATCTCCAACTTGATATCCATTTCCAGGTGCAACTATCGGTGTAGTGCCATCCAATCCAGTAATAATACCATCGGCTACGGTTAAATTTAATTTAAGACCAGAACCCTTACCAGTAATTGCAAATGTATCCACACTGTTAGTAAGAGAAGCAGTATTCGTGTAATTAGTTCCACCACTTAATATACTTGCACCATCAACTGTACTTCCAGTTCCTGTGATCACAGCAGTGCTAGTATTAAATGAAGCAGATATTTTTCTACCTGCAACCAATTTAGTAATATCAGCATTAGTGAAGTTGGTTGTGATTCCAATTGATCCTGTCTTGGGTAATGTTAAAATTGGATTATCCAATAACTTAGAAACATAACCATTACTATCATTTAAATCAGGATTATTAAAGAATACTGATCCAGATTGTGATGTAAATTTGGCTTTGTATATTTTAAATGTTATGTCTTGTGATTGATCTTCAGTCCAAAGAGCACCATTTTGAGATTTAAATATCGCACCTGCACCATATTGAGTTGAGTAGAATAATGATGCTCCAGAGTCAGCACCTTGTATCGTATCTGGATTGACTGCTATTTCACCATGTCTTCCTGTCCATACTGTATATGCAGTACTATTAGGTGCTACTAAAACAAAAGCATATGATTTACCTGGTGCCAAATAAATTGGTTCAGGGAAGGTAAATTTAGTTGCCTTACTTGCAGATTCAGAGTCTGATTCAATGAGTGTGACTTCATTACCATTCGCATCAGTGCCTTTTGGTCTCAATGTTTTACTTCTACCAATTACTGTAGTTGAAGGTCTTGCATCTGCAATCGTAGATCTGATTTCACAACGAATAGGAGTGTTTGAAACAGTATCAACAGTTGAAAAATAAACCTCAACTGCTGTTACAAAAATTCCATTTAGATCTCTATTTGCATTTACAGCGCTTGGTGCCAAAACATTTCCACCCACAACAAATGTCTGTGCTAATGGATCTGTGTATTCAATTTCACCATCAACCTTAAATGTTGTAGTATTTGTCGTAAGAGTAACTGTATCTTGCCATTCCTCAACTGTACCGAAAGCAGAGTATTTTGATTTAGCAAATATAAGTCCAAATTTTTGTGCTGGTGCTACGTTTTCATTTTTAGGACTTGTGGTTATTTTGAATTCTTTTACTCCAGTTTGTATTTTTACACTGGGAGCAGGTTGTGAATGAGGATCACGAATAAAACATGAACCTATTAAATCTCCAAATGCATCCGTAATTAATCTTAAATTTTTGACATACGCAGTTGCTCCACTCTCTTGACCAACTAGTTGTGAATTTTTTTCAACATATCCAAAGTATTGACCTTGTGCTTCTTCTGATAAAGATTTTGTATCAACGTTCAAAACTGTAGATGTTGGACTATATTTCTGAGAAATTTTAGTCACACCAGAAGAATATGGATTATTAAAATAAACTTCAGATGGACTATTATATTTTCCAGATTTATGATCAGGTTGACAAACTCTGAATTTCATAATTACATTACCCTGTCCATCTAATGCATGAACTTCTTCACCAATATTAAATTGACCATTTGATCCAGAATCAACACCATTGAAAGTTGGTGTAATTTCAAGTAATTTAGGAATTATATCAACTATTTTTTGCCCATCAATGAATAGATATGTTTCAACAAAATCTACAAAACCTTCAGAAATAAATTGTATATTTCTTGATCTCATAAAGTCATCAGTGCTTGATGATACTAAATTATTTTGAATTGTTTCATCTACATCACTAAATGTTTTTTGACCATCTCCAGATCTATTAAGATCAATTTTCCCTACTTGAAACTTACCTCTTTTACCTAAGTTTACAGAGGATGGTGCCTCATCTAGGAAATTCATGTTAATAGTTTTAACAGTATTCTTTCCTGTTTGTCGAATTACTTGATCAGGTAGTTGGACTGTTCTTGTCCAAGTATCACTTTGAGGATCTAATTCGACTTTACCTGAGAATACTGGTAACTCATAAGGATTAACATTTATGATTTCTGTTGCATATGGTTGAGATAAAAATTCTACTTCTTCATAATTTAAAGTGACAACATTTCCTGTCTTTTTAACATTTGAATCAAATAATTCAAAATCAGTGTTAAAATCTAAATCAGAACTAATAGTGGTTTGTGCTGGTGTTAATTGAGATGCTAATGTATCCCTTGTTCTAAATGGTATTAATTCTTGAGCTTGTGGATTAATTTGTATTGATGATAAGTTCGTGTTAATAAAATTATAATTTTTAAATGGATCTACAAAAAATCCAGTTTTGAATCTATTTCTTCCTTCCTCATCCTGAATTTGTAAAGTTTGGGCATCAATCTCTAAAAGAGATAAAGTTGTAGTTTCTTCCAAATCAGCAACTCGATCTTCAATATCACCAATATCTCTCATGGTAAATCTTCGATTATCCACCAATGTTAATACTGCATCTTGAGTATTATACAAATATGCTGGTAATCCAATCGATGCTAATTCCATTAACTCACCAACTTTAGTTGGTGGTTTAGGATCAATTGAAGATATACCTTTTTCATAAATAAAATCACCAAACTTATTTAAATATACTTTATCAACTCTAGGTAAATAATGTTCAAAACTGGCAATTGAACTTTCATTTGGTGTTAGGTATCTTAAAACAGCATTTCCACTAAAATCTCTTTTTCCAAATTCAAAAGGTGATCCTGTATCAGAAGATGGATCATATATAGAAACTCTTGGTCTGAAGTCAAAAGTATCTGATGCCCTTATATTTGAATTTCCAATTGTTGGAATATCTTTTGAATATCTATCTTGATCATAACTAGAAACTGTAAATACATCACCATCATCGTCAACAGGAACAGAATAGTAATCAAATACAATTAATAATTGTCTATTTGGTTCAGGGACATTTTTATTTCTAATTAATCTTGAGTAATCATAATATTCATTTTTTTGACCCTTATCTAAGGTGAATGAGTTTGTAATATTTTTATATAATCCGATTTCAATAGATTCAATTTCTGTCTTAATGTTTGATTCTGAAAACTTAACGGAATCTCCAGCATTGAATTTGCCTGAAGTAAGATAAACTATTTCTAATACATTAGAAGATGGTTTTGCAACAACTCTTGCAGTAATTTTATTGTTAACACCAATTATATTTTCACCTATGACTGCATTAGTTGATACATCAACTGTGCTCGTAAATGTTAACTTATCTAATGTAGGAGCACTTGTATTTGTAGATTCATAAACAGTTAAAAATTTAATTACATCTGGATAATTTAAAGAAATCTCCTCATCCTGAACTCGTAAACCATATCTGGCATCAAATACTAATCCATCAGATATTGCACCACCATTTCCTGCAGCAACACTTCCTGATTGTGATAATTTTGATCTGGTTACATTAAGTTTTTGACTACGATTATATACTTTTACTTTTGATTTAACCTTTGTTTTTGTAAGAGTAACATTAATTGATGTTGCTCCATTTTTTATTGTGGTAATTCCAATTGAACCACTGTTATGAGAAAATGAATCATTAGTTATTTTTTGTGGTAAAGAATTTGAATCAAAAATTGAATATCTCTCTTGATCAAATGTTTCAAATACTACATCTGATATATCACCTATACCAGCTGTTGCTGTAGTTACTGTTAATGCGTTAGATGAAGCATTTAAATTTGTTACATGTTTAGTAATTTTTAATGTTGAATCTGTTAAATCAACACTTGATACATCAGAGTTTGGTAAAGGTGCAAATAGTGTTCCCGAACCTCTAATGATTGGAGCACCTAAGAATATTGGAACTGATATTGCCTCTCCTATGACGGGTTCACCTTCATACACACCAGCAACACCTGAATTAATTTTTCCAAGTATTAAACTAGTATTACCAGCACCTATAGATATAACTTTATTATAAGTTTCTGCGCTAAATCCTGGTTTTGCATATCTAACTAATGAACCAACTCTGACACCTGAAAATTGCTTGCCTGGTGATGTTAACGTGCAAGTGGTAGCAGTTGTAGAAGTAATAATACCAATTGATATATTATTTGGAAAATTAAATCTTTCAACTACAGCATCTGCTTTAAAATTACTTCCATCTTCAACAGATTTTATACTTTGTGTTGTATATTCTGTTACAATTCCAATTGTCCTTGGAAAATCTACACCATTAATTTGTATTTGTTCACCCTTTGAAAATGATCCAGAAGTTTCATTAAGTGATATTACTGTAGAATTGCCACCAGCACCAACAGAAAAACCACTGGCACCACTACTTTTTCCTTTTACAAAAGATCCAGATGGTAACTCTGCATTACTAACTAATTTATTAACGACTAAATCAGTGTTAGTTTGTATATCAAATAGTCTTAATTCCCACCTTGTGGTTGCATCTTCATATGGAGAATCTTCTAAATTAAACGAGTATACTCTGGCACTTCCTATATTTGTACCTGCACCATTAAAATTATCAAATAATTTTATAACATCTCCTTGACCTATAACTCCCTTAGTGACATTGTTTAATTTTAAAACATTTCCCATCTCAAATCCAATGCCAATATCACTCCTTATGCCCACATCTCTTGGTTTATCAACATCAATAATAGTTGTCCCTACTTTTTCTATATCATATCCTCTTACATAAGCTTCACCAGCAGATAATTTTAAACACATTAAATCATCAGAGGGTGTATTTTCTTGATCTGTTGTATCATCTTCAAAAAATAAACCATTATTACCTAGATTATCGTTTAGGGAATTAAATAAACCCATCTTGAAAGGTTCTACACTATAATCTCCAGACTCATCAAAAGTTCTTTCTGCTATCCAATCTCTTATTTTATTATAATCACTCTTCGAATTCATCACTTTTATTTTACCTTCATCAATCCTCATCAGTTCGATAAAGTTTGTATCATTTTTATCCGATAATAATTTTTTACTTAAAATTAATTCAATCTTAAGTCTATCTGCACCAGGTGCAGCAAAGTTAGTGAACCCTTTAGCATTATCAAATAAACTATTATCTTCTTTTGCATTTACAAGTGTTTCATTTATCTGTAATCCTACCCTATAAGATGGATTATTCGTATAATCATCTAAAATTAATGTCTGATCTGAAACATTAACAAAAAATCCTCTGACAAAATATACTCCTTTTGAAATAAAAGCAGCAGATCCTACTGAAGTAGCATCTTCTGAAACCAATGAAGCAAAGGGAGTACCAGCAGTAATCGTTGTATTACCGTATACTACATTTTCGGTTGCACTAAGTGATTCACCATCAGTAAATGAGTTAAATTGTAAATTATTATCAGAACTTAAATATGTTACGTATAAAGTAACATCAGTCACATTTGCTTGATCTGGAAGTGAAACAAATTTAACAACTGCCTCTATACCAGATTCACTACCTATAATTCTTTTACCAAGATAATTTTTAATATAAACAGATATATCAACATTTAAGTTAATACTTTTCAATTTCACTGCGTTATATTGATTATCAAATGCTATGCCACCTGGTATTACAACAGATCCATCTTTAAATATATGATCACCAAACTTTTCTACTTGATTTTGTAATATTGATTGTTGAGTTGTTAATTCTCTGGCTTGTACTGGAAAACCAGGTTTATATAAAACCTTATGAAAATTCTTTTCACTATCAAAATCATCATAGTATGGACTTGAATTTAAATTAATTTTTTGTGCCATTTTGTTTAGAATTCCAGAATAATTTTAACGTCTTCTTTTTGTCTGATGTCTCTTTCAACTTCTTTTCGATTATCGATGTAAATAATATCACCAGTCTTTTTATTTATTTCAGGATTAGCTAGACCATTTGTAAAGTTAACTCCTAAATTAATATTTTTACCACCTATAGTTGTGCTTATACCAGTAAAATTATTATCAATTGAACCATTACCTGAAAATGATCCACTGAATACAACAGAAGTATCAGATGTAAATGGAAGAACATTTGCATTTAAATTAACACCTGAATAATCCTCATTATCACCAGTAACTGGATTTAAATACAAACTTCGATCTTGAATATATTTCAAAACAAAAGTATCTTTATCATAAGAAGCCACTATACCCTCAGCTGATGCAGAAGTTCCCGTAGCAGTTTGTGCTATTGATACACCAATTAAATCGTCCGTGTCATCAACTTCATTTGCAAAGGATGGGGTTAATTTAATAGCAAATAATGATGAAAATTGAGATTCAGTATATAAATTTGATGTGTTAAATTGAGTTGGATTTTTAATTATTCCCACTTGAGCAAAGTGTGTATCAACTGGAAAATCTTTTGTTGAATCATCAAATCTTGAATAAACTAAGACTTTATCAGCACCAAGTTCTGTGTAAATGTCTGATCCATGACCTTTAGATGGTGGTATAATTGGTATTAAATTAGCTCGTCTAGATGTTGCATCTCCTGCAAAATTAATAGGATTTAAATCAACTACACCAAAAGTATATCCAGAACCACCTGCAGTAACTATGATATCAGTAATTTCATTACCAACAACTGTTACCTGACATTTTGCTCCTTCACCATCACCAAGAATATCACATGAATAAGGTTCAGATCTATCGGTATATCCCAATCCTTTATCTTTTATAAAAACCTTTTTGATTTGATTTTTATTTACATCAGAATCTCCTGATTCCCTCACTGCTTGTATCTGAGAATCAGTAGTAGTTGACCAATCATTAGGTAGAATTATATATTCAGTTGAGTCAAATTTTATCACATCACTTGGTGAAACTGTAAATAAGTATTTCCAAGTATAAGGATCTCCAACACCTGGAGATGCTGGTTGTAAATCTGTGAATGAAGGTTCAATTTGTGTCTGCTTTCCCTTAGCATCAGTACTACCAGGAGCACCAGAACCTCCGTTATCTATACAAATATAAACTTTAAACTCTGAAGTTATCACATAATAGTTTGATTTATATAAACTTGCAGATTGTGAATTAGGTGATAAATTATTGACACTATAATCATGACGATACATATCGTATCTTTCATTAGCAATCCAAGTGTGTTTTTTTACAACTCTTCGGATATTTGATGAATTAATTTTTTTTCCAAATAATGATGTGTCTCTATAATGGGTCAGATACTCTAGATTATCCACTGGATCTGGTGTAGATGTATCCCAGTTATCTGTTCTGCCAAATCCAACTCCTTTAGGATTAGGTAAACCTAAAAACACATAATAAGAATTATTAGAATTTAATACAGAATCTACAAAATTACCTGCGTTTGTTATTCTAAACTGATCTGTTACTACTGCGGGCATATTAATAGTTTTTTAGATATTTATACAACATTTGTTAAGATACCATTATTCTGGTATTATTGATCCAGTTTGTTCAAAGGTATCTTCCCCACCATTTCTCTTTAATGTTGGGAAAGTAGATATTCCTGTTGCTGTTACCAATCCAACAGTAAGACCAGTTACACCTATTGATATTGGGTTTGATCCTCTAGTTAAAGACTTAACGACTCCAACTGAATATTTACCCACAGGTAATTTATCAGTTCCTGATGATGATATACCAGTGGTGGTTGTATTTGATTTAATTAGGCATGTTACTATACCAGTACCAGATCCACTATCACTGACAGACTCGACAATATAAACATTGTCAACAAATGACCCACCAATACCTACCACATCAGTATCTGACCCACTATTACTAATTGATTCAACACCTGATCCAACACGAGTATCAAAAATATAAATTGGTTTTCCTACTGCTATTGGACTTTTTAATACAAAATTATTACGATTAACATCTTCACGTCTAAGTGTAAATTTAATTCCTAATTTTGATGACGATGTGGTTGTTGTTCCAATACCAGTTACTACTCCTACATTACTTTGAATATTATCAACTACATCTGAATTTTTAAATGTGATGTTTTCATAAGGGAATGCTGGTTTTCGAATTATCGCTTGTGGTGGATTTGTACTTGTGTAACCAGATCCTATCGTAAAGACATCTGCACCTACAACTACCCCATTGACAGCAGATGCCTCTCCCGTAGCAGTTATACCACCACCAACTGGTGGTGCGATTTGAATAGAAGGAGCAAATGTATAACCAGAACCACCTTCGGTAATTGTTATAGCACTGATTGTACCAGCAGCTGATACTGTGCATGTCGCAGCAGCTCCTATTTTAACTGATGGATCTGTAAATAGAGAGAATGATAGATTAGGTTCATCTGTGTTTGCAAACTCATATTTAAATAAATCTGCATTATCAACATAAATTTCTGTATCTCCTGCTTTTACATCACCAATTACCTTAGAAACAGGACTTATTCTTGGTTCAATACTTGCTCTTTTCTTCGAAACAGGACTCTTATTAATAATTTTATCTACTTTTTGTTTAATGAGATTAAGTGGTCTGTTTACTGTAGAATTAACACCCTGAAGTAAATATGGATTTGTTTCCAATTTTTGTGATGTATCCAAACTAAATACAGTTCTCTTACCCTGCCCCTTAACTCCAAATCCTTGAGTTATTTGAATCTCATCTCCCTCTTCAATGGTTAATTTTTGTTTTAAATTTACTATTGAATCTTCATCTTGTGTCCCTTTATAGAATAAAATTGTGATATCATCTTCAGGAACAGGTGGTTCGGAAAAACTAATTATGTTTCCACCAACTATTGTATAAGATGTAGTTGGTTCTTGAATCACTCCATTTATAACAACTAAAAATAAATTTTCTTTTCTAACGCTAGGATTTAACGTACTTCCAAGTTCAAAACTAATTAATTGACTATTAAGAAGTAGATCAAATTGACTTCTTTCTCCATTTTGCTCATCTTTTATTGAATCTATGTAATCAAAATCACCAAACTGCCATAAAGCAAAGGAATCATTATAAATTTTATCTATAGTTAACGTTGATTTTTCAAGAAGAGAGGGCATTCCTTTTGCGGTAACTAACCCAACTGCCTCAACCACATCACCTTTTTTAAATCCAAATCCTTTATTAACAATTTCATATTCGGATATTTCAAATAAGGTAGATCCAATACCCGTAGCTGGTTTTACAATTGCATTAACTCTTAAATCTGTTCCAGTATCAGTTGTTGCACCCAATCCTAATCTAGAAACACCAGTTACAGATAAGTTTGAGTAAGATGGTAGAGATACAGATACAATTGGATCTTTATAGTCTGCTCCTGCAGCACCAACTGCAAATATTAATGTTCCCCCTACACCAACTGTTGCAGTTACCTGAGCACCATTCCCAACGTTTTTACCTACTACTACACTGAATATATCATCATTAATTTTTGTAATCTTTAGATTTTCACCAACTACTGTTGTATTTGTTGATCTTGGATATGGATGAACTGTGCGGAAATTATCTCTTGAGCATGAGAAGAATAAACTTCCAACTCTTATGTTAATAGTGTTACTACCATCTTCTCCATCTCCCTCTAATCCATGATTAGCAATGGTGAGTTGTAATACACCTGTCACAGGATCATATATAGCATCTGTTGGTGCATATGTGGTTGCACCAGTAGTGGAGAAAGTAATAGCATTTGCATTTGCGGATATAAAACGATGTTCATATCCTAAATCAGTTACGGCAACACCAATTGGTGATAATCCATTATATCCAGATCCAAAAGTTAAATTAGGGAAGAATGGATATGCTTCACCAGCAGTTGATCCTGAACCAGTATAATTAAATGTTGTATCAGTTTTTCCAATACTAATATTGAAAATATTTGTAGCACCTACAGATACGACCTCAATTTCAGATGTTTTAATATTAAGACTGGGGCTAAAACCTATATTATTAATCAATACAAAATCATTGGAGTCTTTGAATTTATGCTCACCTTTTGTTCTAATTGACATTATTCCTGTAGAACCATTATAAACAGCATTCTCAACCACTAAATCAGATCCACTGAAAGCAACTCCAACTATGGTTCCTATACCTCCTGCACCAGCAGCATCATGAATTGCTTTAACATTAGCATTTACCAGAGGAGCATATCCTAATCCATTGATTGTATTTCCGATTGCCACTGGCACACCACCTCTTGGCAATTCATTCATGTTTATATTGTTTGAAGAAAATATAGATCCGTCACTTGATGTAATACCCGTAAATACAACACTGGTAACTCCACTAGCACCACTACCACTTTCAATTATTTTGAAATTCTTTCCTGTATTAAACTGAGTGGATGGAGATTGGAATATTCCATTAATAAACATTATACCACTACCACCAGTAGTTCCTATTCCGATTGTATTTGCTCCACCAACTTTTAAAGTAAATGTTGAGTTAATTCCTGTAAATTGATCAGATATATCATCATATATTGCATTCGAATCATAATTGTTTCTAAGGTATACACGTCCAGAGAAATTAGATGTAGGTGGATTTAAATTATTGATTGTTTTTGTTTTAGTGACATCACCTCTCGGTGCTTTTGTAAAGAATATATCTCTACCAACAATATTATAAGAACCTCTAAATATTGTCGCAACATCACCATTTGAGTGTGTGGTAGCTGAGGTGCCCACAAATGCCCTTTTAACTTCAACTGTATTAAATGTACCCGATGTACCTACAGGTGCCCCTCCAGTCGTCGCAAATCCTACGTTTATCACTGACATAAACTCATCATTTATTTTTAAAATATCGTCAGTGCTTACTGTGGAAATTCCACTAAGATGAATTATTGTAGTAGTTAAACCAACATTACCAGAATTACTATTTAATGTATGTGAGACATTATTTCTAATTAAGGGATATTGTGCTACATCATCAATTGAAATAAGTGTTTTTTCATTTGCCTTTGCCATGCTAAATTCATGGGCATTTCCTTCACCTAAACTTACAAAAGTAACTGCTGTTCCTGCTCTAGTTGTTGATATAAAGAAGGATGTTCCACCAGCTCCTACATTCTTAACAAATACTGTGCTTGGTAAAGCATCAATTGCAGTTCCATTTTTAAATTGCATAGGAGTTGACCCAACACCTATGAATGAGGATTTAGGTTTATAGATTAATTCTTCATTCTCTCTAAAGAAACTATTTTGAATACTAAATTTTCCAGTAGCAGGATCAAGAATACTAGTATCAGAGGGATTAAATACCTTTGCAAAAATAGGTATTGAATTGTTATTAATTCTAAATTGAGTTTTTTCAATTCTATTACCTAATCTAGAAGTATATAATTGGAATGAATTATCTTCAGTAATTGAACCATAAATCAATTTTTCAGGATCATTCTCTTCATCAATTTGTGTATAAAAAGCATGATTTAATGATATAACTGTTGAAATACCAGTGATATTATCAGGATGAAACTCAATACTAAAGTTAGATCCAGACAGATTTGCACTGAATGTTCCAAATCCTACTGAAGGATCATATTCGGTTAAACTATTTTTAGTGATTGATAAAGATCCAGATTGTTGAACATAAGCATCTGTTCCATCATGAAGAGATAATACTTCATGTATAGCTTTAGATGCTCCAATACTTACCTCTACAACAGATTTGATTGCATTAAATCCATTAGCATTTAAAGTAATTAATGTTGATATTCCAACGTTTGTTGAAGATAAACCAGAATATATTGATGTTCTTTCACTACCATCTGCTTGACCAGTTGTTTTGAATCTATATGTGCCATTCGAAACTCCAGTTGTTCCAATACCTATAATTTTTGATCTTAAATTTAAAGTATTACTACCATCATTTTCTAAACTCAATATTAAATTATTTTCTGATATACTAGACGTTATAATTCCTAATTTATTCAGTGATAATTTATTATCATCTGTATTAAAATATGCTTCTGATAGGAAAGTATCAGTTCCTGAATGAGAAACAAAAGTCTCAACTAAATTCATTTCTTTAGTTGTGTCATCAGTTATTTGTATTGTGGCATATAATGATTCAAATTCACTAAGTGGAGCAACAATGATATTTGTTGTTATTCCTGTAGTACAGGACTGCTTTGATGAATTTAAATCAATAGGTCCTATAGATGTTGATCCAAATCCTACAGTATTTTCATTAAATTGTGCTGAGAATATTTTTAAATCATAATCCGCATCAGCTGCAGGAATTGGTGCAAATCTTAGGGTGTTTGTTTCAACAATTGTAGAGACACCTGAGACAACTTTGTCTGTAATATCTTTGTTCAGTGTAAAGTTAGCAAAATTATCCTCATTTAAATTAGTGAATCCAGTCCCAGAGTTAATTAAATTAGATTTTTCTACTAAGATATTTTTTACCCCATTACTTAAGAGGATAAAATCTGATATTTGAATTCTATTAGTTCCAGATGAACTTTTTGTAATTATAATTAAATTATTGAACAATCTGCTTGATGTTGAATTAGAAAATTCAAATATATCTAAAAATTCATTTGCATTTCCTTGTAAATTTGTAAATTCTTGATTTATATTATCAATAGTTAATACATCATTAGTTTTACAACTTACAAAATCTGTTAATCTTATATTTTCAAATTTGACAAATCTACTTGTATTGTCAACAATAGGTTCAGCATCCGATACAAGATCAATATTTCTTATTTCATCCACTCTCTTTTCATTAATTACATCGATAACTATATTAACATTACTGTCTGATCCAACTCCTACCACCGCATCAGAAAGCACAGTCGTATCAGCAAAATTCTTCATACCACTAGTGTGAAGTAAATTATTTACGGGAGTTCTTAATTTTTTCCACTCAATTGGACTTTGAACTGAATATGACATATTTTGATAATAATCATTATCAGATACAACTTGAAAATCTTCACTTAATTTACCAGTATTATCATTCCAATTAAGATTTTTTAAAATAGAAAAATCTGTTTTTAATCTACCAATATTTTTACTTATTTTCGATACAGTGCATTGACTACCTGAAGTTTCTCCAATTAAAACATCATCAATTCTCAATAGATCTGATCTATCTAAAATTTTCAACTTACCATTATCAACTCGAACCACTGAAAAACTACCCACATTGTTTTTTCTTCTTAATTTTTCACCTAGCTCAAAAGTTGATTGATTTTGAGTTATGAAAAATTCTGGATAATCAGATTTATTAATAACAGTTGCAAAAGTCTCAACAACAGTCTTTGCGATTCCTGTATTTGATGTTAATGCTGAAACATCTATTGTGACCTCTGCTGGTACATTATTAGTATAGTTAGAGACTGTTAGTAATTTAAATCCATAGTCTTTGGAGTTAAATCCAGTTCCATCAGTACTAAATTTTTCAATACCTTCAATAAAAACAGTATCACCTATACTAAATGGTTCAACAGCAAATGTTGATGAAGGTGTTGCTATCTTACAAGTAAAAATACCAGATCCATTTGAGACAACATCTGTTATGACAGTACCATTTGTATTATTAATTGCTCTTAAAGTTACTTTATTTGATGGTAAACCTATAGGTTTTTCAGTAACATTTACGGAGAAAATACTATTCTCCAACATAACAGGTTCTATAAATCCAGTTCTTATTTCTTCACCTGTGTCTGAATCAACTATTATAATATCTGGTGGGTCAATATAATTTGCTCCACCTTGAGTAATACTTACGATACCTAAAGTGTTTGTATTTTTGATGTCAACACTTGATGATATTAAACTTTCTGGTTCTAAAGTTTTATCTGAAGAATATTCAAAACCTTCATTAATAATTCTAATTTCTTCAACATCTCCGATATTATTAGAAGTAGGTAATATAGAGGCTCCTGAACCTTGTGAGGTAGTATCTACTCCTACAAAATTAGGAATTTTTTTGAAATTAGAACCACTAGAAATAATATTGATGGAGTTTATTGATCCTTTTGTGTTCTTTGATGTTGTATTATATTTTATTTCTCCATCTGTAGCATTATAAACTAATTTTTCTGGAACATTATTTAAAAATACTTCAAAAGTAGTGGCACCTACTCCTGTTATATCATAGGATCCACTATAAACACTATCAACAAATGATATTTGTGAATAATTTTTCACCTCTGTATCTGATGTGCTTATAAATCCTGTTTTTTCTAAATTGTAAAATAATGTATTAGGTAAACTATTTCCATATCCAATGGTTAAAGCAGCACCTACTGAACCATTTGCGATTGATGTTACTACATTAAAAGTAGTATTTTTTCCGTCAGAAATAAATTCATTTTTAAAGAAATTATCATAATAAATCTTTAACTCATAACCAGTTAAAGATGAGTCTGAAAGATCAAAAACTAAATTGTTATTTTTAATTGATTGTAATTCTGGATTAATTAAAGCTAGTGATTGTGTAGATCCACCTGTGCTTCCAATACCAACTGTGAGTGGTATATTTTTTGATACGTCTGATAATGTTTCAGATAATTTCAAATTGTCATCATCAACTTTATAAACAAAATAATTTTTGTTTTCTAATCCATCTGGTAACAAATCAGATTCATATTTAACTTTATCACCAGTTTTAAATTCATGATTTTGAATGTTTATAGAATTAGTCGTAGTATTAATTCCAGTTGAATTAAATCCTACAGGATTGATTAAAGTATTTCCAGTTAATAAATCTCTTGATACTCTAATAGCAGTTGATGTTCCAATACCAACAGATAATGATGGATTGACCAATAATGATATATTATCATCATTTTTTAAATCATGAGATTCCGTTGTTTTTACTGTTGTTTTTATTCTTTCAACTTTTGCAGTTACCTGATCAAAGACAGTTTCAAATAAAAATTTATCACGTAAATTTTCACTAACAGTGGGAACAGTTATGAAATGAACCTCATCAGAATTAATTTCTGTTTTTATTCCTATTGAGTTAATATTTTTATTAACGACAAATAAATCTTGTGGTAAATTGAAAGAAGTTCCACCATTATCATGAGATATTACTACATTACCTGATGGTGCAGTAAATTTAATTTTTTGATTTGTTTTAAAGGGGTGGTTTTCGATGTATATTTGTTTTACAGGGACATTTCTTGTAATATTTTTACCAGCAAATGAGAAAGATAATGTATTTTCTGTACCATCATCTGTGCCCAATCCCACTGTTTGAGCTGGATTAAAGAATACTTTTTGATTTACCTGAGATTCAAATACAGGTATAGATTTATCAATTGTAAATTTATTGATTAAATATGAAACATCAGATCCTTTTGGATGTGTCGTTCCAAATGATGGGTTAGAATCTCTTTCTACAGTTAAAATATTTAAATTTCTGTATATGTTTAGTATTCCTAAAGTTTCAGTTCCAATACCAATACTACTACCCACAGAAACTGAATCAGGTATATTAGATACAAATATTTCAGTTGTGAATCCAGCTGATGGTGATCCAGTAATTGTAGATATAGTATTGGTTGTTGAAGTGGTTACTCCTATTTTGAAAGATCTATTTAATGGTGTTATGTCACTAGAGAGACTAGATATTCTTACAACATCATTATTTTTAAAATTATGATTTTTTTCTGTAAATACGTTTATAGTTCCATCAGACCAAGTAATGACTGAATTATTATTTTCTTCTATTTCTGTTGTGATTGAAGATATATTTTTTCCATCTACTTTAGAGATGAAGGATAGTATATCATCTTTTTGATTTTCTACCTCAAATTTTAAAAATTCACCTACTTTATAATTAGATCCTCCAGAGATAATATTAAACCCCGTGATTGATCCAGAAGATGTAGATGTAATTTCAATTTTTTGATCTTGTATTTCATTTGTTTCTACTAAAAAATCATTGTTTGCAAATTCATCAGATACTTTATATGGGAGTGTATTTCGAAGTAAATTATTTGAATTGAAATCAAAATTAGTTTGTAAATTATTTTTGAAATTAAAATCAATTGATTTTGATCTAAATGTATTACCAATAAAGAAAGGGAAGGTAGGAACATTGAGATCAGTTACTGTGGCATGATAAACATAAGTTCCATTAGGAAATTCTTTTGTTATTTCAAATCTACCATTGTGTTCATCCAAATCACCAGAATTTTCAAATTTAAAGTCTTCAATAAAATCACCAACTTCAAATATAGATGTATCAGGTCTATCTTCAATATTACTTGCACTTTTAGTGTATCCCGATCTCAATCTTGTTGTTAGATTTGATGTATCTAGAGGATTTGAATTACCATGGGATCCATATATTGGATTGCCATCATAAGCCCAACCTATTAAATCAGAATTACCAATACCAACCTCAGTGGATTTTGTTCCAATAAATGACTGATTATAACCTGTAACTGAGTATTTTAATTTATTTAAAGATTCTTGTAATAACTGATTATTGTCATTATCAATGATCATAGTTAATGATCTTACCTGTGAGTCAAATAAATTATTTTTACCAGCAGATACCACATTTATATAAGTATTATCAGAATATCCCAAACCTTCATTTGTTACAACCACACTATCAAGTCTATTATTTTTAATAATTGGTCTAATTTTAGCACCAGATCCCTTTCCATCAGGATCTATAATATTCAAATCTGGGGTTGAAAAATAATCTTTCCCTGCTGAACTTACTGTTACTGATTTTATTTTTCCATTTGAAATAATTGGAATTAATGATCCGTTCTTACCGTTTGATAAAGTTATAATTGGTTTTTTATGATTATTAATTATACTTGACCCATAACCAGTACCAGGTTCATACAAATAAACCTGCTGAATACTCCCTCTTGCCTTTATCACAGCTTCAACAGAAGAAGTCAATCCAACTTTGACAGTTGTGGTGCCAATACCTACAATTTCATTAATTTGAGATGTTAATGTTATTTCAGGATATTTAAATTGATGTAATCCTGTGCCTTGATCTTTTAGATCAATTTTCTTCCTACGATTATAGTTTGATATATCTGTTGCACCCACACCAACATCACTTAAACTAAATGAGTCATTATTATCAAATAAAATGTAATAATTTTTTGTTGTACTTAATCCTGAAATATTACCAGAATATTCAATCAAATCACCATCTTTAAATCCGTGATCTTTAAAATTAATACTATCTGTTGATGTGGATATACCTGCTGGTTTGACAAATAACTTTCTATTTGTATAATTTTCCCCACCATCAATAACTTTTACATCTAACAGAGTATTTTTAACACCAACTTTAAATATATGAGTTCCTGCAGATTCCTTATGAAATGCAATTGTCCCTATACCAGCAGATAAATCAGATGAAGATTCATACAATCTTATACTTTTGCTATTGATAAATTGTGGATAATATGTTGCTCCATTCACTAATGTATCAGTTCCAGTTCCAACAATTATTTCTGGATTTAAATTAGAATCATAGATAATTGGTTCACCATTTATGAAATTGTGATTTGATGGGAAGATAATAGTTGATATTTTATTGTTGGGAGTGATGGTTGTTATTCCTGCAGAACTACCATCTGATATCTGTGCACTGAATAATTTTTCTCTAAATCTTGTTCCTGTAATTGGTTCAAGCACACATCCACTTCCATTCCCCCCAGTAACACTAAGAGAAATAACCTTATCAATATCAAAATCTTGTGGATCTACAAATACATCTACTATCTTACCACTAGCAACAGGTTGCACTAATGCAGTGGTGCCAATACCAGCAGAAACTGTTATATTAGGTAAATTAATTACATCAAAATCTTCACCACCATTTAACACATCTATAGATGATAGAGGTCCAAAATATACTTTATCGTTTGTCTTGTAATTTGTTATCTCAACACCATTTACCAACATTCCAATTTCACCCACTGGTGTTGGTTCATCAATTCCATTAGATAAATTAGGAGTTAATGGGAATTTTTTAATTAATTTTTGTGCACCAATTTGTCCAGATTTTTGTGAATCTAATATGAAAGTATGAGTACTCGCATTTTCACTTACAGCAAATGTAATGATTTGATTGTTATCAATACCAGAGGGTGATCCAAATAATTTAATTTTTCTAGGTTGATTGTTAACATTTTCGACTTTGACAAAATATGTTCCTGTTTCTAAACCAACAAGGGTATCTCCTTGAGAACTGTAAAATACTTTATCACCAGTTTTAAATTTAACGTTAGTTGGAAACTTGATGGTTGTAAAATCTAATTTATCACCACTATCACCAGAAAAAGCAGTATTATTGGGAGAAATGATCTCTGATTTTTTTACGTTTATATCAATTTGTTTTGAAAATTCAGAATCATCACTAACGAAAGATGGTAAGGAGTTTGAAGTTACATATGCATTATCACCTTCAGTATATACATTTAGAACATCTGATATTATTACATCATTACCATATTCGATTGGTGCACCTATACTATTAGCTTTGTTTAATTGCTTTCTTATCTTGTAAATATTTCCTGATCCTGAGAATGTTGAACCTATTGTAATTGAATTATTAGAAGAATCAATATTTTCCACTGGAGCTGATGTTGTTGTTACACCTAAATTTCTATCTACTACATCTACTCTATCTCCTTTTTTAAGACTAGATCTATCAATCTTACTTTTGAGAAATATATTATTACCTTCATCTTTTCTATCAACAAAGTATGAAGAACTAGTATTATAAATCCATGAGTTACAAAATGTTTCTTTATTTGTTTTATTAATTATTGGATTTTCAACTTTATCACCAATACTCTTCACTGAAATTATTTCACCTTCTTCTACATCTAATTTTTCAGTTTGTTTAAAATCTGATAAAACTCCAGTTAATCTTAATACAACTTTTTTATTCAAATCACCATCTTCGAAACCAAAATATGTAATATCAGATCTAACATTTTGTGTAGGTACTATTGAAGTTATACCAGTACAATTTAAAAATTGATTTACAGTTTTATCGGTATAATTTATAGTATCATTTCCAGATAATAAAGTTCCTGTAACTCCAAAACCAATTGTAGAATCTACTGAAATAACAGTAGACTCTGATGTAGCATACCCAATTGATTTTGTATTAGGTACTACAACAAAATCACCCTCTATATCTGTATTTTCATCATATCCTACAAATAGACCAATCTTGTAATACGTTGTAATGCCACTCACTCCAGAATCAATTCTTTCAAAAGGTTCAATTTCGGAAATTGCAGCATTTATATTGAGATCTAAATCACTTCTAAACAGAGTTTGTCCTGTCAATCCTTTTAATAATGACTGACCCTTAAGTTTAACAGGATTTCCTTCTAACAATTCAGCTACACAAATTCTTCTTCTTACATAAGTTGCAAAGGATGGTTTTATTAATCTATCTTCCAAATTTATTATTTTGGGATCTATACCATATAAGACATTGAAGAGTATTCTAAATGACTCATCCGTACCTTTTGTTTGATATAATGATCTCGCTTCACCTATAAAAGTTCCCACATCCAAATTTGATTGGAAATCTGTTTCCTCTAAACCAGGTAAGAATGTAGTTTTAAATTTTTTATAAAATTCTTTTAAAAATAAAGAACTTAAATTTTGAATTGTAGATGATTCTGCATGCTCCGTTGCAGATGATGAACTGAATACTAAATCTTCCTTATTTGTATCCGAATGATAACTGGTGATTCCACTAAATCCACGTTTACATCCAATAAACCTATCTGATTTAGAATCAGTATACGTTATAATTTCATCACCAATTTTTAATAATCCATAATGATTTGGGAATCCTTTTGTGCTAGTAACTTTGATTGTCTCAGCACCAACTGTAGTAAGACCAACAGTAGTGGAGCTATCAACTATAACTTCTGGTGTTAAATTATTAACATTTAAATATTGTTCTAAATTATCAGATATATCACTCGGGCCACCTTGATATTCTTGGGAGGTATAGTATTGTTTTAAAAAATCAACTGTAAGAGGACTTTCCTCCTTGATAAAATCAGGAAGTTGATTTAATATAACATCTTGTATTTTAACTTTGCTTATAATTCCTGTTTCTATCATGTTCGAATTATTTTACCATTTGGATAACTTGATGAATAAAAATCTCTAGTGAATTGAACTCCAGAAACTTCATCTCCTGATGAGATAACATCCCTAACCATATTTATTGTACTATTCGAAACGTCTAATGAGACATATAGATCTTTAAGACCAACTACATCATTTGATCGTGGAAAAACTTGAATTTCAATTACATTATTAGGTTTTGTCGTAGATAAGAAATTAATTGTTGATAAATTAATTTCACCTTTTTCATAATCAATAGAACCTGCAGATGTGACAACAACTTTGATTGTTGTATCATCTAATATTTTAATTATTCTTAAGATACCAGTCTTTAGATCGGCGTTTGGTAGATCTGATAAATATAAAGTTCCAGATTGACCAAAAATAGTAAATCCAGTCGATTTGATATTAAATCCTTTGGGATCTACATAAAATCTATTACCATAACATAATTCATATTGAGCAAATTGATTTACTAATACCTTTAAGTTCCTTCTAATTCTTATTTTAGTAATATTTGATGTAATTGCTTGATTTGTATCGTCAATTACCTTTAATAATTTACTATACTTAAGTCTCCCACCAAATTTGTTTAAATTTATTGATTTTGAATATGCATTTAATGAACTTATGACATTTGTTTTCAAATTATCCACAGATGATATGAGAGAACTGTTATAATACACATTAGAATCGATTTCAATGTATAATAACTTCAAATCTATAATTTTTTGATTGATTCCTGATATTGTATACTGTTTTAGTTTAGATAATATTTGATTTTTTGAAAAATCAGAGACTAAATCACCATTTTTTGGTTTTATGCTTATGGCCACAGTTCCAAATTCAGGAGGATCTAATTCTTCACCTCCAATTACAGAAACAGACTCAGTATTTGGATAAACTTTCTTGATTATTGCCTCATAATCTCTTGCTGTTACTGCACGATTTTGTGATGAGTATGTTAGAGGTGAAAAATACTTAACTGAATCAATAGATTCAATATTTCCACCATTTTGAGATTTAACATTCGTTGTAACTGCCGTGATAGAAGCAGTGAGTGGATTTCCATCTGATTTAGTCAATCTACCAGAGAAGGTAAATCTCTGAGCACCATTTCCATCCTCTCCATCTGTAACAATATATCTAACTTTAATTCGATTACCGTCTTGACCTACCCCAGTTCCTAATTTTTTACCAAAAAATCCATCTCCAAACTTTAATTCATATCTTTCATCTTGTATTTCATTAATTAAGAAAATTTTTGAGTTTGAATCAACATTTATGATATCATTTATTAAATTATATTGTATTCCATCTCCTGTATCTCCATCATTTTTGACAAAAACTACAATTTTTGATGTATCGATGAATGAATTGTCTAGAATAAATCTTTGATCAAGAGATCCATCAAAAATAAACTCTTTTTCTAAATAAGTTCCTTGAAAAACGTTAATATTTTCAAACTTTGCAACATTATTGACGACGTTTGCACTTATCGCTTCGGTGATCGCAAAGGTAAATGTCTGATTATCTACGTCTCCAGTGCATACTAGACCAGGTTGTAAGGTCACTGCACTTGTTTCCCCTGTAACATTAACATTAAACGATACTTGTGCGTTTGCTGCCGTTCTAGAACGTGGTGTGTATCCAATATTTCCAGCTAGAGACACTACATTCTGTCTTAAAGTGGCAGAGTCTAAGAAAGACTCATTTACAACCATGTTTGAGTTGAATGCAGTAATATAAGTGTTATATGCGAGTGTATCAATCAAGACAGAAAAGTTCGAACCTTCAAAATCAAAGTCCGTAAAATTGGAATTTGCACGAAGATAATCTTTAATTGATGTTTTTATCTGATCGAAATCGAGATTTGTGAAATTTGAGAAAGGCATTTACCTTGTTGCCTCTAATATAAATGAATATTCCTGAGTTGGGAACTCTTGACCGACAATATCATATATGACAGTGATTTCAAACTGATTTAAATCAGGTTGTGGATCAACTTCAACCCTTACATTATCAACTCTTGGTTCAAAGTTATTGATAGAGGTCTTAACTTGACCTTGAATCACATTGGCAGTACCAAAATCCACAAAATCGAAGAGACTTTTATACACATCAGACCCAAAATCAGGATTAAAAAATTTTTCTGTTGGTATTGTCTCTACAATATTACGAACTGAACGACGAATCGCACTTTCATTCTTTAAAATAGGTAGATCTTTTGTTACTGGATGGGGTGAAAACGATAAACTAATGTCTTTAAACGCTCTTGACACCCTTACATTTGCCATGAACCAAGTTTTATATTTATTTATACCGTTTTTTTAAGAAAATTATCCCAATTCTGGTTCAATATTCACAACACCAGTGTTTTTTTCTGGTTCAAATGGTTTTCTTTCCTCATTTTCTTCATTTTCTTTCCTTTCTTTGGCGGTTTTCCAGAAATAATTCTCTTCCGAACCTAATCCATCACGATCATGACCGTTCTCCACCTGATAATACACGGTTGATACCTTAAAATCAGGAATCTTAGGTGTCT